AATGACCTCTAATATCAAATATTGGAGCGATGCGACCAACCCGCAGGAAGCTTATGAAATATATAAAGACGGATTTGGCGGTAATGTGTTCGGTAAGTTTTTAAATAAATATAAATTAAAGATTTCTTTCCTTCAGGATAATAAAGAAAAAGGCAGTTTCGAAATATAAATGAAATAAATATAAATGAAATAATATATAAATGAAATAAATATAAATGAAATAAATATAAATGAAATAAATATAAATGAAATAAATATAAATGAAATAAATATAATCTTTTTAAAATTATATAATATATATAATATATAATATATAATATATAATACAATGAGCACTGGCTTAATATCAGAAGGACCGAGTAGGTTTATGAAACCCTTCTCTTCTACAAATTATTTACAAGGAAGTAAAGATTTCTTATCATCTAATAGCATTGTCGCCAAATTTGCATTTTTAATGCTCGTTTTAATTATATTTATCATGCTTGTTCGTTTCGGTGTTTCATTCATCACTTGGATGTTTACGCCTACCAACAATCCCGTGTTAATTGATGGAATGATTGACGCAAAACAGCATTACCAGTTTCATCAAGACCCTTCTATACCGCATTCAAAACCGATCGTGCGTTCTAAAAATTTAACCGAAGGACTTGAATTTACCTGGTCTGTATGGATCCACGTTGAAGATTTTCATTATAAACAAGCTGATTACAAGCACGTTTTCCATAAAGGAAATATTGATATTAATACAACAGATGCGCCTATCGGGTTAAATCGCCCGAATAATGCGCCTGGATTATACATCACACCTGATACGAATAATCTTCTTGTTATGATGAATACATTTAATAAAATCAACGAAGAAGTAATCATCCCCGACCTTCCTCTGAATAAATGGGTAAATGTGATTATTCGGGTAACCAAACAAACCCAATTAGATGTCTACATTAACGGGCGATTAACAAAAAGACATATTCTTAGCGGCGTGCCTAAACAAAATTACGGCGATGTGTATGTTGCCGCCAATGGCGGGTTTGACGGTAAAATTTCAAAATTACAGTATTTTAATAGCGCCTTAGGCACAAGCCATATCCAAAAGATTATCGATCAAGGACCTAATTTAACGGAAAAATCTAAAAGTTTATTAGATTCAAAACCTCGTTATTTATCTACACGCTGGTTTTTCGGCGATAATTATTCATTGTAATTTAATTATTATAGTATTCATTTCATTTATCAATGTTAAATTATAATTAATTCATTTTTAATTATAATTCATTTTAGTATAATTTATTTTAGTTTTTTTTTAAATTTTAGTTTATTGTTTTTTAATTGAAAAAACATATAAACTGTTTAATTGGAGTAGGCAAGACCACCCATTCCACTCATAATGCGAAGAACGTTGTAGTTAATAGCATAGATGTGTAAAGGCGTGGTTCTTGAACATTTTAATTGCGCATTATCGATTCGGGAGAAATTGCAGGTTCCGGAAGGCTGGTGTTCTTCAGGTTTAAGGGCAAACGAGTAGACGGCAATGGAATTTTCAACTAAACCACCGTGACCAGAGTGATGTTGCCATACTTGAGTTCTGGTAAAATATTGGGTGAATCTATCCGCAAAACGGTCATGTCCATTCAGAGTTAATCTAAATGTATCACCTGTGGTCCAACCGAGAAAAGCAGTAGGTTGTCCATTAGCAAAACCACCAGTCCAGATAAGTTCTTTGACCGGGTGATTGAAATTCAGGTTGTGGCTGGTTGCCGTTCCTTCACTTTGAAATTGAAGTTGTTCAATTAAATATTCGTGTGATACTTGCGCAAAACGACGACGTTCATCAGTATCAAGGTAGATGTAGTCAGCCCATAATTTATAGTCACCGGCAACCCCTCCTATTGTGCCCCATTCAAAGATGATTTTAACTTCGTGGTACTGAAGAGCAATTAAAGGAAGAGCAAGACCAGGGTTTCGGCAAAACCAGAATTGAAGAGGAATGGTAACTTTGTTCGACTCTAAATCGAGCACGCTGAACATTGCTTGATCGCCAGCAGCAGCATCTGCAAAAGCAGTAGCAGTATTACTTGCTACACCACATCCCATGCCACTCATATTTTGGAAAAGAGTTCCTACACCTTGTCCTGTTTTATTTTCAACAAGTTCGGCCCAGACTTCCATCCAGTGACCATAATGTTTATCAATACGTTGACCACCAATTTCAACTTCAATTGAATCAATATCACGAGCAGGACCATTAATAACATTAGTGGCGGCGAGTGTTCCAGCAAGATACATTCTATGAACTAAATCACCATTACGAGAGATGGTGACGGTCGTTCGACCACCGGATGCAACGGTTCCATTCATCGTCTGTTCAATGGCTTCCATTGAAAAGTTCGTGTGTCGGCGGTAGACAACTTTAAAAAAGGTAATCTGAGGATTACCGGTAAGGTAGACATCTTGAGCACCATAGGCGACTAATTGCATTAAACCTCCTCCCATTTTACTTTTATACTATATACAAAGAAAAAAAAAATAGAATTTTTCCTAAATATATTATAATTATTCTTATTCTTATTCTTATTCTTAATCTTTATTCATATTTTACATCTATGATTTTTTAAATATTATATAATACTATTTTTCAATACTATATAATATTTTTTTTAATTTTATTTTTATTTATTTATTTTATATATATTTTTCAAAATACCCAATACATATATGAGTATTTAGTTACAGTATATAGTTACTATATTTAGTTAGAGTAGGCAAGACCACCCATACCACTCATAATGCGGAGAACGTTGTAGTTAACGGCAAAGATGGTGCCAATAGTAGGCTGGGCACCTGTAGTAACTAAATTGGCGTTATCAATACGACTGAAATTGCAGGTTCCTGAAGGCTGGTGCTCTTCGGGCTTAAGGGCAAAAGAGTAGCAGTTAATCTTTCGGGTCAGCTGGGATGTGCGGCAAGCAAAACCAGTAGTCTGGGCAACTTGTATAAACATTTTTGCTTTACCTGCTGCGGTAACGGCATTAGCAGTGGTGATTGTTCCATGAATAACCCGAGCTGCAGCTGTATAATATGCAGTTGCAGTAGTACCGGCTCGTGGTAATAGGGTTGTACCGGCATTTGCTAATGTTTCAGTTGTAGTTGATATTATAGAACCAACGACTACTGCACTGGCGTCGTTATTAATAGAATTTGCACCGGCAGCAAATTCATCCGCACCTGCAGATAACCCAACATTGAATGCCGTATCACCAGTACCGGTAGTGAAAGAGTCTGTCACAACTAAACCAAAATGTAACAATACTGTATCCGCAGGTTGTGTAATTGTAAAAGCGGGGTCGGTTGCATCAGCAGGAATATCAACTTCGGTACTAAATATAGTGGTAGTGCCAGAATGTTGATTATGCGGTTGAAACGATGCCGCTGTTGGTAAATTTTGACCCGGGATAGCGGTGTGGTGATCGTAGGGCTGACGAAGCTGGAAATATTCGGGTTTCTGTTCAGCAAAACGGTCATGGCCATTCAGGGTAAGCTTGGTTTTAGTAGTATTATCTCCATCGGTGGTGTCGGTCCAGATAAGTTCTTTAACGGGGTGGTTAAAGTTAAGCTGAACTTTGCCGGTGGCGGTACCAACGGTAGTAAATTGAAGCTGTTCAATTAAATATTCATGCGATATTTGCGCAAAACGGCGACGTTCATCAGTATCTAAATAGATATAATCGGCCCATACCTGAACGGGGGCATCTACACCAACAGTAGCAACTCCAATACCCCAAGTACACTTAAGTTTAACTTCATGGTATTGGAGCGCAATTAAAGGAAGAGCAAGACCAGGGTTACGGCAAAACCAGAATTGAAGAGGAATATGAACCTCATCTACACCAGTTGTTACAGAAGAACCAATATCACCAATCATCGCCTTTAACCCAACCGCTTTAGATTCGGGGGTAGTTAATTCATTCCAAACTTGCATCCATTCGGCGGTATGTCTGTCAATACGTTGACCACCAATTTCAAGTTCAACTTCATCTACAATAGCACTACCATTTGTAATGCCTGTAGCGGATGAAGTCACATAAAGTTTATGGACTAAATCACCATTGCGGGAGATAGTGACAGTTCCACTTGTTTTAGAAGCACCTAACGTTGACGTTCCGTTAATGGTCTGCTGGATGCATTCCATGGAAAAGTTCGTGTGTCTGCGGTAGACGACTTTAAAAAAGGTAATCTGAGGATTACCGGTAAGATAAACATCTTGAGCACCATAAGCGACTAATTGCATTAAACCTCCTCCCATTTTACTTTTATACTATATACAAAGAAAAAAAAATCAATACTATAATTTATTAATTATTAATATACGTTTATTCATTTTTAAATTTACACTGATTTAATTTACACTGGTTTAATTTACGTTTATTCATTTACATTGATAAATCTATACTTATGCTTGTTAAAACTTATACTTGTTAAAACTTATACATAACACAATTAATTATAAATTAATTGTATTATTATATTAATAATATATTATATTATTATTTTTAATATTAGTATTAATTCTTCTAAAGTATCTCTCATCCTATTATTTAAAATTTAATATTTTATATTTTATAGTATTTTTTTAATAATTTTTTAGTATTTTTTATATTTTTTTAGTATTTTTTATATTTTTATAGTATTTTTTGATACTATTTTTCAAACATTACCTAAAGGATTCATTTTTTTCTTTTTAAAATATCAAAATATATCAAAATATCAAAAAATATCAAAAAAATATTATGAATCAATCAATATCAACAAGTATATAGGTTCCATCTATTGTTTTAGCCACCCTTTTTTGGCTATCTGTTTTATGAATTTGGTTATGACAAGCATCACAAACATTAATTAAATTTGCAGGATGATTTTTATGAAAAGAACCAATATAATAATTATTTTCTTTTTTAGCATTTTTTTGATACTGTAAATGATGCACTTCAGTCGCCTTTGTGGCTTTTACAGTTTTTTCTGTTTTTGCTATATCTTCTTCTTTTACAACATTATTACAAATCTCACAATTTCCAACAATTTTTTTTGCATTAAAATGTGATGAAGAAAGTGCTAAATTGTTTTGTTGTTCCGGATTATATTTCATACGTATTTCGTGAGCACGTTGTAAAAACGTTTGGGGTAAATTTAAAGATTTACATACTTCTAAACCATACATACTATCCCCCGATCCTTTTTGTAATTTACGGTTATAGATAAGTTTTCCTGTTTCTATATTATAAATCACTTCCATGTGCATCATTTTCAAGCAAGGCGATAATTTCTGTATTTCAGCATAATTGACAATTTCATGGAAATGCGTCGCAAATAAAAAGGTGCATTTAATTTTATGAAGTATTTCTAAACCAGCAGTAAAAATGCTTAAAGCCGAATCACTTTCAGTTCCCGAACATAATTCATCGCCAAGAACTAAACTGTTCTTATCTGTCAAGGTAAGAATCGTTCGTAGTTCGGTCATTTCAACTGCAAAGGTGGAAAGCCCTTTAAAAATATTATCAGTTCCTAAAATACGGGTAAAAATAGATGAATATGGATAATAGACAAACGTCTCACAAGGAACAAATAATCCTGCTTGCGCCATAATCACCGCAATTCCAATTGATTTTATAAAACTGGTTTTTCCAACCGCATTTGTGCCATACAGAAGAATTCCATTTGTTTCATTATCGCCAATCGTCATATCGTTTGTCACATATAATTCATTGGTTTGCAGATGTTCTATTAAAGGATGTCTAATACCCGTAAAGGATAAATATGCCTTTCCATTTTCATTATCGCCATTTTCATCATAATCATTATCATTATTAGGCTGAATAATGGGTCTACAATAATTGTATTTGGCGGCAATATAACATTTGGATTGTAAAATATCGCAAAGACAGGTATATTGAATAATCGCCGTTAATTCCGTTTCGTATTTACTTAAATGATCTAAATAGGCGTTGTACCAAGTGATAATTTCATTCATTAATTTATCTTTTGATGTTTGTATTTTTGTAACAATTTTACAAATTTGCGGATTAGTTACCACCATATCTTTTTTATTAGCACCGTTTGTCGTGTAGTCTAAATCATTTAAATGTAATGTAAATTCTTCATTTTTTTGCGAATAAGTGGAAAAATAAGATAATTGAACACTGGCTGGTTTCGTTTTAAGTTGGGTTTTTAAAGAACCCACCCGTTTATTCGTGCCAAGCAATACCGTGCTACTTTTAGGGGTTTCATGTATTTTAATGTAGTCGGTATTTTTATTAGATTTTTCTAATTTTTTTAGAATATCCGAAAAATAGACCCGAATCGCTTCTAATTTTGCTTTTTCGTCAAAGGTATCGCGCATGTATTCATCTATTTTGGGGTTTACGCCTTTATTAATAAAATCCATGTAATCCATACTCAATGAACCTAAACAATCCGTGGTAATTTCATTGACTTGTTTACATTTTTCCAAGCCAAAGACATCTTCAAGGTCGGTTACAATTTGCAGGCAACTCGTATAAATCGTTTCTGGAATGTCGTTGTTTAAAAAGTAAGTAGTTAGTTCCTGGTCTTGCGTCGTGATTTTATATAAACTCGCAATACTCTTGATATTCTGCACTAATAAATACAATTCCTTAGGACTAATTTTATGGAGAATTATTTTTCGGCTTAATTTTTCAATATCTTTTATTTCTCCTAATTGTTTACGCATGTATTCCCATAATTTCGTTGAACTATTGTTATTGCTATTGCTATTGCTATTGCTATTGCTATTGCTATTGCTATTGCTATTATCCTTAGTGTATTTCTTATAGGCAGGGAGTGCAGTTAATAGGGTAGAGGTAGGCAAAAATGCCGATGTTAATAAATGGTCGGTAATCGCATATGATTGATTTAAATTTTGGGTATTTGTCGTGGGGTTATGTAAATTGTATATAAACCGCCGTTTGCCCATATTCGTGACACAGTGATTTAAAAAACTGCTTACTGACCGCAATTTACCCGTGTGTCGGGAATCATCCGTTATATTTAATTGTTTTAAGGAATGGTTGGCAAGAATAAGTTTGTCGGTATGATTTTCAAATAAAGGAGGCGAGAGTTTATACACAAGGTTCGGGTTATGTTGATGGATAAAGTCAAGCAATAAACAAAAAGATTGGGTAGCAATAAAATGGGTAGGAAAATGGGATAGTAATGCCTCTGAAGAGAGATTTGGATAATATTCTTTAAATATTTTTTGTTGGTATATTTGTTTTTCAGCCGATTTAGCGTTTTTAATTTGCTGGGTTGATGTTGTGTTCGTATCAACCACCGGTTCGGTCGCAAGAGAGATAATATGAATACTACGGCATTCTAAGCCAATAAAGCCAATCACGTCTTGAATCATCGGTTCAGCCATATTACTTACAATTAAACATTCATTCGGTTTATAAATCGCAATATAGCGTTCAAGTTCATCATAGGTGGTTGGAGTGTGACTATATTCAATCGCATATTGAAATAACGCAGGTTTGCCGGTAAAAATATCAATAACCGCAATACCGACAGTCATTTCAGCCGTTGCATAATTTGTTTTATTTGATTTATGTAACCAAATACAAAGCGTATTATTAGTTAATTCGTCGGTCGTCTCATGAGAGAAATAGGTTCCAGGGGAAATAATTTCGGATAAACTACGGGTTGTATTTTTGGTTTGCGCGTCTTGTTTGTAAATAACAATAGTATAGCCATTATCCTGTAATTTTTTCGTATATTTTTCCAGTTGAGCAAGTCCAAATCCCGCCATAACTACCTGTTGTTTATTTACAAATGAATTCTTTTTGGAAATTGCCATATCATTAATACTTGAAAAATCACGAATATTGCTACCGACCATGTCCTCGTTATTATCTAATAAAGCATATACTTCAAAAAAAGAACCGACTTGCATTAACACCAGTGTTTTCTCTCCATACTCTTTTTTCCATTCAATCGTATAATTTAAATAATCTTCAGTAATGCCCATTTTAATTTATTTATACTTATTTAAATTTATTTATACTGTTAAAAATTTATAAATAAATACGTATTCTATTTAGCTCATATATAATATAATATAATATAATATAACAATAAACCTTTATATTTATTTGTAATTTATTTAAAGTATATATAAAATAAATAAACAATATAAAAAAATAAATGTCAATTATACAAAGACACTATAAAGAGAGATACTACAATCATACTATTATGGAAAATTTATCTCCTTTTGAATTACAAAAACTTCAAGAAGAAAATCCAAATAAAATTATAGTAATTAAATTTTCAGCAGAATGGTGTGTTCCATGTAAAAAAATTAAACCATTATGGGATGAATGGATAAATAAGGTTCCAACGGATAAAATCATGTGCATCACTATAGATATTGACGATAGTTTAGATTTATTTATCACTTTTAAGAAGAAAAAAATAATTAATACTATTCCTACTTTAATCGCCTTTTATGGCTCAAAATATGTTAATACTGCCCGCGATGAATGGTATATGCCCGAAGATTTAGTCGGTGGTAATGAACGCGATATTAATGATTTTTTTGACCGTTGTTTACAAAAGATTCATAAAGAAACAATCATATAAGAAACATACGAAACAACAAACGAAACAACAAACGAAACAACAAAAGTTGTAACAAAAGTATAAAAAGAATCAAATGTCATATAAATACAATTTTATTATTTATGTTTATAATACAATTTTATTATTTATGTTTATAATACAATTTTATTATTTATATATAAATAATAAAATAGATATAGTTTATTACATTACTATTTGTATTCTCCCTTATTAATTCTTACTTATTAAAATGAATTCAGATTTAGATATGAATATAGACAACTACGAATTAGAGGATTTATTAAAATTATTTAATTTAGAATTTGATTTTAGTAAAGAAGATTTAAAACAGGCAAAACGTGTTGTTTTAATGACCCATCCCGATAAATCTAAACTACCCAAAGAATATTTCTTATTTTTTACTTCAGCGTATAAAATCGTTCTCTCAATCTATGATTTTAGACACCGAAATATTAACACTAACACAGATAGCTATAGTAGCAATAATCAGATGAGTCAGCTTCGATCAGCAAGAGTGGATGAAAAAGACGAAGAAAAAGAATTATTATTAAAGCAAATTAAAAATAAACCAAATTTTAATAAATTATTTAATAAATTATTTGAAAAAAATCAAATGAAATTTGCTGATGTTGAAAGTGGGTATGGCGATTGGTTAAAATCAAATGATGACCTTGATGATGATACTGAAATTAATAAGGGCAAACATAAATCAGTTAGTAGCATGGATGCCTATTTTAATGATAAGAAGAAAAAAGTCCAATCCATTGTAAAACATAATGATGATATTAGTGATATTGGGGAGAATACTTATGTAAATTTAACCAGAGATAAACCGGTTCATTATAGTTCTTCAGTGTTTAGTAAAAATTTAGAATACCAGGATCTACAAAAAGCATATATAGAAAGTGTCGTTCCAGTCACGCACGATGATTATTTAAACCGTAAACATTTTAATAGTGTCGATGAATTAACCAAATACAATGCATCGCAAAATACAACACCTCCGTCTATACAAGAAGCCCAAGAACATTTAAAGCAAATGAATAATAAAGAAGCACAAAGTGATGTGCAACGAGCCTTTAAACTGGCCCGTCAGGATGAAATGATACGAAAATCTAATATGGGATGGATGAGCAATTTTAAACAATTATTGTAAAAAACAAATAATATAAAATACTATAAATTTATATTATATAATTTCAAAAAGTCGTAAAAAAAAGATTTGAATCTCCCAAACATTTTGGCGATTTGGACAAAAATAAATGTCCAAATTGGGGAATTGTTTGAGAGATTTAAATGAAAAAAACGTGAAAAACAGGTTTAGAGCATAATGCTCTCATTTCCATTTTTTCATAAAATGTTTGTGATTGTAACTTTTTTTAGAAATTATAAAATTTACAATTAAAAGGATTTAGGGGATTTTTATGTCATTATAATATATAGTTCAAATGATTACAAATAAATCGCCAAAACTCGCAACTAAATTTATTTGTCAATGCTGTGATTATAAATGCAATAAAGAAAGTGACTATAATAAACATTTAACCACTACTAAACATAAAAATAATTACACACAATTACATATTAATGGCGATAAATCGCCTAAAAAATATTCCTGTATATGTGGTAAAGAATATAATTTTAGACAAGGTTTATATACACATAAAAAAAAGTGTAAAAATAATACTATAATAGATAATGAAAATACAATAATTAATCCAGCGAAGGATATTAAAGCATTAACGAATTTAGTTTTAGAATTAGTAAAAAGTAATCATGATTTACAAAACCAAATGATTGAAGTTTGTAAAAATAGTAATAATA